TCTGCAACTTGGTGACCTGTACCAGCTTCATTGTTTTCCAAAACCATAAATGCTTCATTGTATCTACTACTCATCTTTGCGATAACCTGAGCAAATTCGTAAGGCTTAATCTTATCGTTCTTATAAGTAGCAACTTGTTCAAAATGTTCAGCATTTATAACTTTGATAACTTGAATAGCACAAGCATCGTTACCTACACCGGTAGAACTATCAACACCCATTACATACAAAACACCAGGGATTGGGTCTTCATAGATGTTAATATGGAAATTATCTTCTGTTCTAATGGGGTCTTGTGGAATAATCTTTTTAAGGTATTCACCATCTACCAATGTGTGAGATGAACCCAAGAATGAACAATTATAATGTACTAGCCCGTTAGAAAAATACTTATGCCCATCTTCTACTTGAACTGGTGTATAGACAGGTTGTATTCCAATATCTTCTATTGTCTTGATACATTTATCTTGTAAGTAATTACCTACTTTTAAATCACTAGCAATAACAACTTTACCATCATTATCAAATTTATGGTCAGTTGAACACTTTATACTAGAATCATCATCAAAGGTAATCTTAAAGCATTTGGCTTCTTTTTTATCAATCTTATAAAAACCCCTGAAGCCATTAGGGGTTAAAATTTTCATACTCATACTTTAGCACCATTCTGTGAATACTTCACCTTCGTCATTGATTTGTTCAACTTTAGAGAATGGCTTAAAGTATTCGTTAATTACTTCGCCGTCTTCAAAGTCTTTGGTTCTTTCTTTGGCTGGGGTTGTTGTGGTTGGGGTTGGACGGACTTCTTTGGTTTCTTGATTGGTTGTCTTCTCATTTTTCTTCTCTTCTACTTTAGGGGTTTCAACTTTAACTGGGTCAGGAACTTCACGGGTTTCTTCACCTTCGCAAACTTCTTTGTACTTTAATTTATGAATGTTCCAATAATGTACAGCAATCTTACGGTTACTAAACCATTCACCACATTCTTTACACTTTTTTTCTATCATAATATCACCTCAAAATTAAAATGTTAATGTTATATATTTATATTTACCACCCGTCAAAGGGGTCTACTCGCCTAGTATCATCATCGTATTTATCATCGTATATTACTTGCTGTTGTTCTTTTTCTTTTAAGTTGTCATTAATAGCAAGAATATCACCTTTTGCTTCTACTTTGCTTGTAGTTTTTTCTTGTTCAGGGGTAACTACTTGATTTTCGTGTTTACCCAAATCCATATCCACATTAAATGTTTCACCGAGTTCTACATAACTTCTAATATGTTCCATATTATCATCGTTTACATTTAGTTCATCTACATTTTCGTGTGAATTTCTCCAAACCCTCAATATGAACTGATATGTTATTGGTGTGCTTAAAAAGGTTGTGCCTTCAGCAAAATCCTTGACATTGATAACTTCATAATATAAATCAGAATATTTAAAGTACATCAAATCACCAATCTTAGGAACTATTGAATCATAGGCATTTGGATTTTCAGTTTTCCAATCGTATCTACTTGCTTCCAAGAAATGTTGAATTGTACATTGGACTGTAACCGTTTCGGTATAAATCATTCCTTGTAATTGATATTGCTTTTGTAATTGTGGAACATTGTCAGTATAAACTTGTAGGGCGAATCTTCTTTTTACATTTTCTAATTGGTCTTCACCGTACAATGGGTCAAACTTGGTATCGTGTTCCTTTACGAAATAATAAACTTCAAATCCAAACTTGTTATATGCTTCACTTGTCAAGCTGGCTAACAAGGCAGCTTCACTACCATAACAATCATTATTTAAAGAATCAAAATATCTTGGTTGTGTCCAGTCCGTTTGTGGTGGGCAACTATTACCAAATACCTTTTGAAATTCACTTGTAAAGTCTGTCATACTATATTTATTATGTAACTTTAATTTTACAAAGAATTAATTGACAATTTAAACTTATTTTCCTATATTATGAATATCAAAGAAAGAAACCCACAAACAAAGAGGTAACAATATGGCATGGGGACCGAAAGGCAAAATCATTTACAGCGAATCTAAGACGGTAACTCTTTTTGGTAAGGAATACCATTTGAAGGTTACAAGGGTTCAAAAGAAAACTCGTGACCGTGACCCGGTAACATTCAAGAATCTCGGTTGGAGTGAAAAGATATTTACCTTGGGTAAGGTTGAAGAATTTCCGGATGCTAGTTGGTGGCCGGAACTTGACTTTGGTCAGCGAATTGTTCCTTTTTCCATTAGTGGCTACGAAGAAAAGGATAAGGGATTCAAGGCTGTAGACGAAATTATGGAAGCTATGGTGTTTGATGCCCGTAGTTGGGAACACGAAGAAAGCACCGAAAATGTTATTGCTCGTCTTGAAAAGGAATGTAAGTAATGAGTGTTTATTTAACTTTAAGCCAGGTCAATAAGATTGTTTATGGGCTTGGCTTGTATGATGGCAAATTGGTTGACTATCCTACTTGGCAGGGTTACGAAATTAGCATTAAATCACCTTCATTTATGGGTTGGCAAGTGGTTTTGTCATTGAAGAAGCGAAATGGCAACAATTACAAAGTTACACATTTCTATGATGTGATTGATGGGTTTAGAGATGATAACGGCAAACAATACCTTTTAAGATATAAAACATCAGTTTATGGTAAGCCTAAGACTGCCAACGAGTTATACAAAAGACTTGCTAAACTTAAAGAAAACATCAAAAAGATGGAACAGGAAGCCAAACAATACAAAGTGTTTAAAAATAAACTTGAACTTTTAAAGGACTTTAACAATGAAACTTGAATATATTCTTCACAACATCGCATACTTCCTCGGTATAGAAAAAACTTATCATCTTCCAATGCTTTATAAGTTGTTTGATGAATACAATAAAAAGTATTTTGATGGTAAACTCCCGCACCTTCCAATTATGGTAAACAATAACTTGGGTGATGTTTGGGGTAGATGTACTACTAACATTAGTATAGGTAATGCCCAATATACACCATTGTACATTTCTATCAATATGAAAGAGATTGGCAATAATAAGACTACCCTTAGAAATGTAATGGTTCACGAAATGGTTCATTATTGGGAATATTACTTTGCTGAAACACCTTCCGAAAATTTTGTTAATGCTTATCGCATTTGGCTCACCGAATTAAGGGGTATTGACTTTAGTAAAAATATGGTTGAATATGAAAGGATTTGGGATAGGATTAGAGATGTTTTAGGACACGGGCACGATGAAGTTCATTCAGATATGTTTAGACAAAAATGCCACGAATTAAATGAAAAATTTTCTGAACTTGATTTGAGAGTGGCATTTGATAAGCCTAAGTTGTAAACTTTTATTTACTCAATTTAATGGGTTTGTCTATTGACAAGCCCTTTATTTTTTCCTATATTAAACTTAGGAAACTAAAACAAGAGGTAACAACTATGGCAAAAACAAAATTAACAAATAAAATTTTGAATGAAAAATTCATTATTGTAGGTCATAATGTCAAAGGAGAAATTCTAGGTCATCCAATTCTAGGTATGCCTGCAGGCAAAGTAATGACTAGAAAAGAAGTGTATGATGTTTTTTTGGCAATAACATATTATGATTGTTGGTGTTATGGAGATGTTAGTTTTGAAGAAGCACTGCAAAGTGATTTAAAGAAAGGATTTTTTGCTAAAATTTAAGAGGTAACTATGTGCGTAATTTGCGATAAACTTAAAGAAGTTTCTACCAAGCAGCCCATTCAAATCACTTGCTATTGGGGTGATAACAACCGTAATTGTTGTATCACAAGTAATCTTAGTAAATGCTCCATTGAGATTCTTGGTGATGATGGTCGCACTATTGTAAGTATGCCTATCATTTGCTGTCCTGCTTGTGGTCAACCCATTGTAAAAGAAGAATGTAAAACTTTTGAAGATGTTGTAAAAAGGGAGGGCTAACTATGTTCTCAGCTATGTTTAAAAAATCCAAATCCCAGGATTTCCCTGTTGAATGTCGTGCAATGTATTACTTTGCGAAAGGTAGGCATGCACATGCTGCTCGTAAGGGCAGTGGTATGCCCTACTTTGTACACCCGCGTGGTGTAGCTTGGCTAGTAAAGAAGTATGGTGGAACTATCAACCAAATCAATGCCGCATTCGGTCATGACCTATTGGAAGATACCGATACAAGTTTTGAAGAAATTGCTGTAATTTCTGGTAGTGAAGAATGTGCTGAACTTGTTCTTGAATTGACCAACAATAAGCATACCATTGAAGAAATGGGTAAGACTGATTACATGACGGAAAAGTTGTGTAAGATTTCAAAGGATGCCTTGCTTATCAAGTTGGCAGATATGGTTTACAATTCCTATGACCAGCCAAAAGAAAATGCAATGAAACGAATGTATCAAAATGTTTGTGAAATGCTCTTGAAAAGAAAAGATATTCCACAGCCTTGCCGTGAACTCGCACAACTCGTAATTTTGGCTTAATATGACTGTTGTAGAGTTAGCACATCTAATTACAAAGTATAACCTTGAAGAAAAAGGTTTTGATACTTTGTACTATCACGGTAAGAAAATTGGAATATTTGGTGCTGATAAATTTGAACACGGAGTTTGGGTTATTATTCTAAAACACACAAATGAAAGTTGGAATGTGAACGAAATTGAAGAAGCACTTATAGCCAAAATCAAAGATGTTAAGGAAAATGAAATTAAATCTAAAATTGAAAAAATAAACAAGGATTTTGAATGACTGTAGGACAATTGGCAGATTTAATTAAAAAATATGACCTTGAAGAACGAGGTTATAGTTTATATCATCAATCAAATGTAATTGGTGAATATGGCAGTACATCACGGGGTATGTTTATAAATTTTTGTGGTTGCAGACTTGAAAATGTTTTTAATCCTATTGCTTGCGATTGTAAAATAAAAAATATGATTAAAGATTTTAAAGAAAAGGCTATAAAGCACAAAATAAATGAAATTGAAAAGGACTTTGAAAATGGAACTTAAAGAATTTGTTGAAAAAGTAAACAAAATTTTAAGCTATGAGTTTGGTTATACTTATAAATTTGTAC